ATCCATGTTTACTCATAATATAATCCTTTCAATTATGCAGTGTCAAGCGTAATGCCAACAACTGCGGGGCCTTCTACTCTTGTTGCGCCAATACTCAGTGTAGAATATATCTGAGTACTGTTTAGCAGGTCTACCCTAACGTCAATACTGACAGTAGGTTCTTCAGCAACTGCAAGCACGATTGCATCCTGTGCGAATGCATAACACTTTGTTGCACCAGTATCGGTATCATCTGCTTCAAGTCTTGTGGACTTGATGAATTTGAATCCCATAAAGGTGTCAACGTAACCCTGAGCCAGAGCTTTAACTGTATTGTAATCCGAACTCTTAACTTCAGTCGTATTTAACAACTGATTAAGGTTATAAGGATTACAAAGGAAATATCTCTGCCTGTCCTCGTCTACATTTGCGTCGTCAAGGAGTTGTTTGCAAGTAAGAAGCTTAGCAATTGTGAGGGGAGTTTCAGTTGTGTCACTCCAGTCGCTACCTGCCGTTGCAATAGTTCCATCTGACTCGATAAGGCGACATTCGCCTACGGCGTAATTCGGGATGGTTGTTCCACCAGTATGCCCGCCATAAACAGAAGCACCTAATGCCGTAATTATGACATCACTAATCTGGCGATGCAATGAGAACACCTGATTCTGAGCATAAGGAGACTGTGGGTCAATAAGCATTTTTAGCTTATCGGGTTTGTCAATTATGTCAGCCGGAACTACATAATCAACCATTGTTAATTTACGTCTTGTGTGATCTGCATCTGAGATTGGTGTCTCGCCATGGCGTGCGCCACGTGGTTGAGCGTCTTTCGGCCCCAATCTTTCAACATACATCGTATCACCTACTACCGACTCAGCGCGACAAGTCATTCTTAGCGGTGCAGCTTTTTGCTGCGATAGCATGAGAATGTTATCTTTAACTTGGTCGACAAAGGCGATGGGTATCTGTTGTGACATCGTTTTGCCTTTCTATTGAAAATTATTGTTGTCTCGAAAAGATAGTCCGCCATGCGGGTCTGTTTCTATCTAACGCTGATGAGCGTGTGGTTTACCACAATGTTTCGGGACCTCGAAAGGTTAATCCGTATCAAATTAGGCTTACGCCTTTTCTGGTTTTTGTAATTTCCTTATCGCCATAATCTTATTGGCGATCTTCATTCTCTGTTGCTGTGTGCCAGCCGTATAAAGAGGGTCGGCCATTAGCGCATCAATAGCATCCTTGTGATCTGCTGGTGTAGGAATATCTGTGAGATTTGGAGATTTACCCTCTGAGAACTTACCACCAAGATTAGCTGAATACTTTATGAAGTCAGGATCGTTCCCAAATTTCTGAGTAAGGCGTTCCTTGAAATCTTCATCGCCGCCAGTGCCTTCTTCTATTGCGATATTGCCAAGATGCTTTTTCTGTTCCATAGCAGCACCCCATTCAGTAGATAAATTACTAAGTAACTCGGCCTTCTGGTCTTCTTGTGTCTGTTGCATTCCTTGTATGTCTGCTAACATATCGTTGCCGAATTCTGCAATAAACGCGTCTGCGGCAGCTTTACTAACACCACCTTTAAAGAACCGTTCTTGCCACTTAGTCATTCTATCGGCAGGGAATATCTGGTCTACTAATTCAGGTGGGAAATCCTTTGGTGCAGCAAGACCGTAATCTTCAACTGTATCAGGTCTGCCACCAGCTTTGTAGTATTCTTCCCATTCGCTAGGAGTAGATGTTTCACTTGGAACTACCATAGTATTCTTGCCAATCATCTTTTTAGTCATAACAGTTGACTTGGCAAGGTCTTGTATGGTCTTGTATGACATCAACGACTTCTCGTCCCTAATATCTTCTGGTAACGTACTCGTCCAGCCTTCGTTTAACGTGCCATCAGTACCAAAGTACTGTGTTGATGTTACATCTGGAGTCACAACTGGAACTATCTCTGGTACTACTTCTGGAGTTACTACTTCTGGGGTTACAATTAAGTCGGCCATTATTTAACCTCCTTAAAAGCATTCATGTTTCTCTTGGTGTTAAGGTATTTCTCGGCTGTAGACTTCCTGACTTGAATCGTAAATGTTTCAGTCCTTACGTTTGGATTGTTCTCGCTAAAAATGATAGCGTCTTCACTATCTTGGCAGAAATATGGCGCCCTACCTTTTTCAATCTTAACCTTTTTTCCCATCTCATTTTCGATTTCTCTTACGAAGTCATAGGCGATAATCTCTATTATCTCAACACATCCCCTAGCCACGTTCTCTGCTTGTTCTACATCTTGATACATTGTTGGGGCTGGCGTAGTCGCAGCTGCGGTTCCAGCTAATCCGTCGTTACTCATTTGTTTCCTTTCTAAATTTGGATAAATCATAATCAAGCCAATGCCTGATTTCTAGTATTACCGAGTGTGCGCCTGCATTGAAGTCACTCTTTCTTGCAGAGTCTTCAACAAAAGTTGATCTATTTTCAAGACAAAACTCAGATAAAACTTTAAGAGTTCTTGTTCCAGGTATTGATGTAAAAGATTCCGTAAAGTCTCTTACTCTTTGTTCAATTATTTCTTGTCTTGTCATTATTGCTCCATTAACGATTCGGCAGGGCTTCCAGGTTCTGGCGCACCTGTAGTTTGACCATAAGCCTGTCCAGCAATTTGCGCCATCTGCATGGCCTGTTGTTGCTGTTGCTGTTGCGCCCTTGCTTCTCTCTTGTCTTTACGTTCTTCTTCTGATGCCATGTCTTCTGTGTTAACTCCAAAAGTTCTACCCATTCGCATAATTGCATCGTCTGGGTCAACATTGTCAACCGAACCAGGAAATACCTCTTCCATCTCGCCAACAAAGGCCGCCCATTCCCTAAACGCCTTTGCCTGTTGGCTTCTAAGTTCCAGAGCAAATGGCCCTACAAACTCAAGTCCGAAATTGGCGCCTTGAAGTTCAGTGGGTGGCTGTTCAACTACTCCGTTCCGAATTAACAAAAAGATACTTCTTGTTATGCACTTATCTAATTGTTCATACCACACTCTTGCCACTGGTGGCCCGATCTTGTGCCATGTCTGTTTGATACGCTCTCTTATTTCCAATGTTGTTCTTCTATCTCCTGTTAGGTTCTCTAGCGGAGAGAATGCATCTCTAAAGAAAGCCCTGTCTATCAAAGCTTGCTGTTTTTCTATTGAAGTTTCTGTTATCGGAAAATTACCATTAAGTGCTTGGTCAACCGCTTTAGCGGACGGTAGTTCTCTAACTATATTTTTAGCGCCAGGTGTTACCCTGTATGGACCATCAAAAGATGACAATACATCCATTGCTGGATTAGCCCATTTATTTCCAATATCAACCCAGTTACGCATACTCCTGTCAAGAACTTTAATCTGTGGTAATATCTCTGTCCCAATACCCCTGCCATGCTTTTCGTTTGCAGGTCTTTTCCATCTTGCACTATGGTAAGGAAATTCTTGGTATCCACCTTCATATACAATTAACTTTTCTTTTTCATTAACTACTTGCTCTTCCCATGCCATATTGCCAGAGAATCTACTTGACAAGGTTGGGTTTACTATATCTCTTGGCTTTACTACATAAATAAAACTAAATAGATTGTTTTGTTTTTTTTGTTCTTTTGAAGCAGCCAAAACATCCTTACCAACTTTGTCCTCTCCAAATTCCTCTATAGCCTGTCTTGGCGTGTATTCCACAGTTATGACTATGCCATCTACTAATTTTTTGCTATTCTCAATAAACTGATAAGAACCTAACATCTGGTTTTTGTAATTAAGTCCTGTCTTTGGTGTCCATTCAGAATATAGACTTGAAGGGCCAAAGATAATCAAAGACCTTAAAATCTCATCTAGTTCTGTTATAAAATTGGAACTGTATATTTCTTCGTGCGCTCTCTCTGTTAGCATTGAAATATATCTCTGTGAAGAATCACTATTCTGTTGTGTGTTAATCGCAAAGAACGGTTGTCCGGTTGGAAATAATATTTGTTTCAATCCAGATACCATATCCTCGGCGTCGAGCATTGGAGTCTGATCATAAATTTCCGTAGTCCTTATAGAGCCAGGTTCGTAAGTAGAATCTATCTGCACGTAAGGGTATAACTTGTTTGCAGTCTGTTGCCATAGATTGCGTATATTTCCCTGTGCAGATAACTCTCTATTTCTTAACTGGATTATTTCTTCTGCTGTCATAATCTACCTTTTAAATTCTTTCGTAATCGCTCTCGACTTTATCACTTGAAGTTCTGTTTTTAATGTACTCTTTTGAATAACCTATTCTGTGACCGCCAGAAGCTATAAGATAATAATTAAATGCACTTCTTAAGTCGTCCATTCTGTCGCCAGTCTTTCTATATCTAAAGACTATTGTACCCTTGCGCTTGTCCTTTTCCTCGAACTTTGCACAGTTACAACACTGTCTTGCAAATTCCTCAGTCTCTGGGCATTGGCGGGCAAGTCTAACACTCCCATTAGTTAAAAGTCTGTGTGATTTATCAAATATTGCGGTTCGGTTTACTTTGACCTCGCCATTGTTCTCATTGAACAGTTCGTCAACAGACTGAGTATCTTTGTACTCGCATAAGAAAACTTTTTGATTGCAGGATTTCTGATATTCTCTTGCAGCTTCGTAGTAAGGGCCTATATCTATTACTGTACTCTTTACGTTGTATCTCATGGCAAGGTCGTGTACCTCTTGGAAGCCATCGGCTTTTACAGCCCGAAGTATTTCGTGCCTGTCCTTGCCTGTTTTAAGCCCTATAACAACTGCGTGATATCTCTTGCCAACGTCAACGCCCATTGCACAAGGGCCATTACTTTTTATGGCAGGAACGTCACCTCCGCAGTTAGCAAGTACGTCCTGTTTTCGTAATTTGTCCTCTCTCGCTGAATATGGTCTTCCAAGTCTTAATCTGTAAACGTCAGCTAAGTTCCCGTTAGGGGGATTGATAAAGTCTTCAAGTATCTCGGCAGGGTCGTTTCTTGGACTCATTAACTGACTTGCCATATAGCCATGCATATAGTTAGACTTGTCTGGATAGTCAGGAACCCACTCGGCAGAACCAACGCCAGCCCACATAGGAACCTCTTTTCCGCATTTGTCACAGCCTATATAACCAGTGCCGTCAGGGCGAATCTTTACACACTGTGGGAAACTCTTCTCCGCGCAAGTCCAATGACCACAACTACACTTTCTAAACCAATACCTCTGGTCAGACTGCTTGAATATCAGGTCAATACCAAAGTCCTCGTGGGAAGGGTTGCCAAGATAAACCTCATGCTTGTGGGGTGAATCTCCCATTCTGCCCTTGTACTTCTCGATAACGTCGGTGTCCATGTAGTCAACTTCATCGAAAACACACTTATCAACACTAAAACCAGCAGTCTTAGAACTTGTACTCTCAGTGCTATCACCAACCTTCTGACTCAAACGAGCGCCACGCAAAAACAAAAATGCGTCATTCACCCGCTTTAATGATGTCGTGTCAGTACTGCCACGCTGGTCTTTCACATACTTACCAATAGAAGCTAAGTTAGCGGCTATCAAAGGCTTGAACCGACTCTTACTGAACTCTCCAACTTCATCGTTAGTAGGGAAAGCATGCAAAACGCCCAACTTGTACCGACCAACTATCATGCCATGAAGGTCTTTCAATACCTCCATCTCGGTAGCGCCAAAACTCTGCGCGGCCTTTAAGTAACATATCCGCCTAGAAGAACTACTCATAGGTTCCATCTGGTACTCACGCCCGTCAAACGTAAACAAACCAGCCTGAAGCCGTATCTTGCTAGCAACTGACCAGAAACCTGGGTCAACCTGCATTAACGTCTCGTTATACTTGGGGTCAGATATGTCCAATTAAGAATCCCTTCCATCAAAGCCATTTACTTCTTTGTAAAATTCAAACTCATTGTCGGAGTTGAAACTTAACTCATGTCCTTCGTGCTTGAAAAGAAATATGTTCAAATCAGATAAAGCCTCTTTTGTAGTGTAGATGTAATCTCGCTGGCCTATCCATAATGACTCTTTGCAGGCATGGCAGTTTATGTTGTAGCATACACTCATTTAAGAATACTTTCAAAATAAAATCTATTCCATAGATTATGCCACTATTATTACGTCACCATCGTAAGAATAAACAGGTATGTTGTTTAATGTATATACGTTATCGCTTCCATCAAAACTGTGACTAAGAGCACCAAATAACTTCAAATCTGTAAAGTCATTAAAAGGTAAAATTATTACATGAGTAACAGAGCGTCTATTAAAAGACTTAATAGCAATTCCATTAAGCAATTCAGTCTTTTTGGCCATACCTTCTTTAATCCAATCTTGTTCCATTAGAATCCTTTCAAAATAAACTTTCCGTGAAATATGATACAAATCCGCACTGAGGCTCGAATAATGCCTAGGACTAACTTATCTTGCCAGTAAAAGTCGAGAGTTAATTCCTTATTCTACGTTGAACAATCGCTTGTAAGTCTAGTGTTTATACTGCATCTGGACAAGGCAGGTCTTGATTATGCTCAGGGCCGTATATAGTGTGCGGTGTGCTATTATATATATGCCCCCTGCCCCCTTGGGGGTCTTGCCCTTTCCTTGCCCCCCCCTGCCCGAAGCTACCTTGCCCCTGCCCAACCTACCCTTGACAGGAGTTTATCCCTTACGTGGCGGCATAGGCGCCTTGTCGAGCGCACTAGCCAGTACGCAAGCGTATCAAGGTCAATGCTTGCGCTTGCTCGAGTAGCTTGGCTCGCTCGGTATCGCTTATCTCGATAGG